TGGAGAATTAAGAGGAAATAGACTTACAAGAAAAGATGGTGGACGTACTAATCTTTTAGAAGAACTAGGCCGTGTTGAAGCTGAACCATCCAACAGAAATCGTAGAGCTGAAATAAGAAGAGTTCATTCAGAATTAAATAAAGGTTATAAAGATGGGGGACGTACGAACCTATTAGAAGAACTAGGTCGTGTGGAAGCTGAACCATCAAACAGAAATCGTAGAGCTGAAATAGCTAGAGTTCATGGAGAATTGAATCGTGGCTATGCTCAAGGGGGAAGAGCACAACCTTCTCAATCAAAACGAAGACGAAGAGGTCGAGGAAGGGATACTGAGCAGGATAGAAAAAAAGATCTTGCAAAATTAGCTACCACACATGAAGAAGGAAAAAAAGATCACAAACCAAAATCATATCTTGACAAAGATACTGAAAAACAAGTGAAAACTTCTCAAACAGGTAACGTAAAAAAATATAAACCATTCCCTAAACATATGAATTGGCACACAGGTCGTGTCGAATCCGATGAACATAAAAAATTAGTGAAAGGGATTGCTGATATTCATGCAGCACATGGAGGAGAAGGTTTTAAAAAAGGCGGAAGAATCGCAGCTAAAGATGGTAAATGGATTCAAAAAGCAACGGCTTCTATTAAGCGTAGAGGTACAAAAGGAGTTTGTACAGGTAAGAAGTTTGGAGGACCAACATGTCGTCCGGGCACTAAACGTTATGCTCTAGCTAAAACGTTTAAAAAAATGGCCAAGAAAAGAAAAGGGTAATGGCTACCAGAGTTAAGACTCAATTTAAGAATAAACACCGAATAAATCATGCACTAGGTGGTTCTACACCTAAAGCTGGAAAACAGCCTTATATAGGTAGTTATATCACGGGAAGCCTAGGTGGCACTAAAGTAAGTAATCCGAGTTATGTTAAATTTTATGGAGATAAAATAAAATAAGAAAGTATATATGGATTTAGAAAGTATAATTGTAAAGTTAAATCGTTTCATCACACAACGTCTTAATACGTTGTCTTTATCTGTTACGTCCGGTGGTATTGACAATATGGAAAAATACAACTATATAATAGGACAGATTAACGCCTTAGAGGCAACAAGACAGGAACTCTCTAACCTGCTGGATAACAAGGAGCAAAAAAATGAAGGAACAGTCATCGACATCAAACCAAAACCTCCCCAAACATAAACCAGCATTAGAAGAAAAGTATAAGCGTCAAGACGAAAATCTACCAAAACCTACGGGTTGGAGACTTTTAGTTTTACCTTTCAAGATGAAAGATAAAACCAAAGGTGGAATCGTATTAGCAGAAGCTACATTAGAAAAACAACAGGTAGCCTCTCAATGCGGTCTAGTTTTGGCAATGGGTCCACAATGCTACTTGGACAAGGAACGTTATCCTGAAGGTCCGTGGTGCAAGAAGGGGGACTGGGTAATGTTTGCCCGGTATGCTGGATCCAGAATAAAAATTGAAGGTGGGGAAATCCGTTTGCTAAATGACGATGAGATTTTAGCGACCATCAAGAGTCCAGAGGATCTCTTGCATGAATTTTAACATAGAAAAGGAGCACTATGCCTGAAGAAGAAAAAAAGCCATCAGAAAAATCGGTAGATATCGATACGTCTGGTGCAGGCGCTGAAGTAGATATAGCAGAACCCAAAGATGAGTCTGTTGTAGAAACTGAAGCCCCTACAGAGCCGGAGAAAGAACCAGTAGAGACGAAACAAGAAGAAGTAAAAGAAGAACCGACAGAAACCGTTAAAGAGATTAAGAAAGAACAAAAACAAGATGACTCTAAACTTGAAGAGTATAGTAAGGGTGTTCAATCCAGAATAGCTAAGCTAACTCGGAAAATGCGAGAAGCTGAAAGACAGCGCGACGCAGCAACCGAATATGCTAAATCAGTTGAAGAAGATCGTAAAACATTAGCGAAACGATTTGAAAAAACTGATTCGGACTATATGAAAAGGTTTGAGTCTAGCATTAAAGAAGGAATGGATGCGGCCCAAAGAGAACTGGCCAGCGCTATTGAATCTAATGATGCTAAAGCACAAGTTGACGCAAATAAAAGGATTGCTAAATTAGCATTTGATAATGCTAAATTAGAACACAGTAAAACTTTAAGAGAAGAAGAAACACCAGCCAAGCCGGCTGATGTAAAAGAGCCCCAACAGGCTCCTTCTCAGGCTGGAACTGGAGATCCTCAAGCTGAAGCTTGGGCTGGAAAAAACACATGGTTCGGTCAAGATCGAGCTATGACATTTACAGCGTTTGAAATTCATAAGGATTTAGTGGAAAAAGAAGGTTATGACCCTAAATCAGATGAATATTATGCGGAGATAGATAAAAGAATTCGTGTTGACTTCCCGCATAAATTTGGTACTAATGAGAATAAGCAAACGACCGTCCCTGTTCAGACAGTGGCTTCTGCTTCAAGAAGCGTAAAACCAGGTCGCAAAACTGTGAGACTCACTTCCTCACAAGTAGCAATAGCTAAAAAATTAGGAGTGCCACTCGAAGAATACGCAAAACAACTAAAAAACACGAAGGGAGCGTAATATGAACAAAGACGACAATAAAACACCTCGTGCGAGCCAAACACGGTCAAAATCTGAAAGACCAAAAGTGTGGGTTCCTCCATCTTCTCTAGATGCACCTCCTGCGCCTGATGGATTCAGGTACAGATGGATCAGAGCAGAAGTAATGGGATTTCAAGATACGAAAAATATATCCGGACGTTTAAGAGAAGGATATGAATTAGTTCGTGCCGAAGAAGTCGAAAATTCTTCTGACTATCCAGTCCTTGAAGAAGGACGATACAAGGGGGTAATTGGGGTTGGTGGCCTTCTACTTGCGAAGGTACCCGAGGAGATTGCGAAGCAGCGTCAGGAATATATGACTCAACGTCATGCAGACCGAAGCAAAGCAGTAGATCACGATCTTATGAAGGAGCAGGATAAGAGGATGCCAATCAATATTGAAAGGCAGTCTCGTGTAACCTTCGGTGGTACAAAGAAGTAATTTTTATTTCTACGGCGCAACGCCTATCATCGATTTTAATTAACCGTGTTTAATGAATAATTAAACACACAAGGAGTATATACATGGCTAATACAAACACACAAGGTATTGGACTACAACCTACTGGAGTAATGGGTAATGAAGTTGCTACACAAGGACAGTCTAAATACTTTATTGACGCCGGTGATGCTACTGCAATTTATAATGGAGAAGCCGTTAAATTAACGGGTGGATACATTGTAACAGGTGCAGCTAATATCACTACTAACACTCTTGGGACTTTAAATGGTGTATTCTACAATGCTACTTCAACGAAGAAGCCTACGTGGAACACTTATTACCCAGGTGGTATAACTCCAGCAGATAGTGAAGATATAACAGCATTCGTATGCGATGACCCTCTTGGACTTTGGATTGGGAACTTCGATGCAGCTCTTGGCGCTAATAAGCCAGCAGCGGTCGTAGCGACAATCGGAGCCACAGCAGGAACTGGAACTTCCTCAGGAAGTACCATCAATGGCAGATCAGATGTTACGTTAACTCAAGGCACTATCGCACCGCTTGCCAATTCTTGGAGAGTTATAAGAGTCGTAGAAGACCCTTCGAACAGCGACATGACAGCAGCATATTGCTCTGTAGTAGTTGTTCAAAACTTAAACCAAATAATTGACTCGCAATAATAGGAGCATATAGACTATGGCAATATCACGAGCACAGCTAGTTAAAGAACTAGAACCGGGCCTAAATGCACTATTTGGGCTGGAGTACAAACGGTATGAAAATCAACATGCCGAAATCTACGCACAAGAATCTTCTGACAGAGCTTTCGAAGAGGAAGTAATGTTATCAGGATTCGCGAACGCAGATGTAAAAGCAGAAGGGCAAGGCATAAATTATGACGAAGCTCAAGAAACTTTTACAGCACGTTACACTAATGAAACTGTAGCTTTAGCATTTGCTATCACAGAAGAAGCTATCGAAGATAACCTCTACGATAGAATCGCTTCTAGATACACAAAAGCTTTGGCTAGATCGATGAGTAACGCGAAACAAGTGAAAGCAGTAGAACCATTAATCAATGGTCTTCCTGCAACCGCTACCTTTAAAACAGGTGATGGTGTTTCCTTGATTAACGCGTCTCACCCGACAATTGCAGGTACGTTTTCTAACACACTTGCAACAGCTTCTGACCTTAACGAAACATCATTAGAGCAGTCTTTAATAGACATTGCTAAAATGACAGACGAAAGAGGTCTTAAAATTGCAGCTAGAGGAATGAAAATGATCATCCCTTCTGAATTGCAATTTACTGCTGAGAGATTGATGAAATCTCAAGGTA